AAGGCTCGCCATTAGGCAGGGTAATAAGTTTACTTGCAGAAAACCCTGTCTGTGCATTACCTAAAACGTGCTTAGATATTTCAATATCTGATTCTATGTAATTAAGCGCACCGAAATAACCTGGTAAAGAATAGTAACCCATATTTGGGCGATATTCTTTTATGTAAAGAATCTGCTTGCCGTATGGATTAGCAGGGTTAAAAGCAGTATAAACCTCCGCTTTTTCTGCCCTATCAGCCCAATCTTCTTTATACCAAAATTGTGTATTGTCTTTATTAGTACGAATCTTAGTGTAATCGCAATGCCAGATTTCGCTTAACTGACCTGCAACTGACCAAATGATTTCTAAATAATAACCTCCAAATAATTCAGCATCCAAAGATACTTTTCTTGTAAGATCCTCAAGGCTTTCCATTCTATTGACTTGCTCAATAAAAGGCTTTGCCTGCTCGCTTCCTGTCCAACCATTTGCAGTAATATAATGTACCTTGCTTTTTATAATAGCATTATGCTTAGCTGACTTATTAAAAAGTTCAACTAAGTAATTTGGGTAATCGTTGCGATCGCCATATTGAATATACCCTTCACCTTTCTTTTCTTTAAATTCAGGCTGCTTGGCTTCCGCAAATGTTAGTACTCTTAAATCCATTATTGTCTTATTTTATAAGTGTCCGTTGTAGTATATTCCGTGAAATTGAAAGGCGTTCCGACTAACTCCATAATCCCTGATTCTAATAAATTTAAACCCGAAGGATTTAGGTTAGATGTACTTGTCTGTTCGTATATATCGTAATCATATTGACCATTTAAAGCAGTACTAAAATTAGTATTTGTAACAATACTAAACTCATTGTATCTGTCCTTAAATTGGCTTATATCTGTGTTATTTAACATAACAAATTTAACCTCTGTATTTGCGCTTCTATTAGTAAATACAAATAAATAGTTAGGATTCGTTAATAGTTGCTTTTCAGTTAAAGTCAAAATAATATTTTGGGTTTGTCCTTTTGTTAACCTAATCATATAACTATATAGCTAAAAAGCTAATTTGTTGCATATCCTACAATAAAAAACCGCCGAACCAATTAAGGAACGGCGGCAAACCTATAAACCTATGAAAAAACTTAAGCTCCTGCTGTTGTCAATACAGAATAAACTGCTTGTGCAACGCTTGGTGCTAATTCTGCTTCTGATCCTGTAAAGGTTAAAGTGAATCCACTTCTATCGCCTTGTGTAGTACCCGTGCCAGCAGTACCAGCAGTTAAATCTAATCCTCTTGTTTTACCAAGATACCAATATACGCCATTTGAATCTTTTACTACTGCGATCAAAGTGTTTTGAGCAAGTAATAAAATTTCGTTTCTTGTAGCGGTTTGTAATTTATTTAATACAACCATTAGTTCCTGTGCATAAAATACTGTTCCATTCTGTACGTTTGTAGTGATTGTTTGATTCATCATTGATGTATCTTTCACTTGCTCGTATTTGTAGAACTTCTTACCAGATGCCTTTGTCAATGAAGTAATTACCCCACTCGCTTCGGTTGTAGCAGTTACGTTAGCCGCTTCTATGAAATATACTTCCGTAACACCGCCTAAACTATCTCGGCAGTCTAAAGTATATCCTTGTGTTAATGCACAACTCATTGTTAATTAATTTAATATTTTATTAAAAATGGGGAGCGGTTAAACTCCCCAATAATTATGCTAAGATAAACTTAACGATCTCGTCTGGGAACGCTACGTTTACACCCATTTTGAACTCAGATACGAAACGAACTTGATCAGCTTCTTTTGCGTAGAAGATTTCAAATTTTTCCTCTTCGTTCAACAAGTCTGTACCTAAGAACAAGTTAGATAAACGCATTGCGTAAACCTTGTTAGTTCCGTTCAAACCTGCAAGTGCTACAACTTTGATCATAGTACCTGGTAATACGAACTCGCTATCAGCTTTCACATCAATTGAATAATGGAATTGATTTGCGTTCTTTAATGCAACTGTGTAAGTTCTGAAAACATCTTGACCACAGAAGATAGTCATATCTTCAGCAGCTACAACTTGTGCAGGGATTGCTTGATAAACACCATCAAAAATACTGATTACGTTATCAGCAGTGATTGAGCTTAAAGGCGCACCTGAAATGTATGTAGAGCTATTAGCAGCTACAACACCAGAAGCAGCACCGATTAACTTAACAAGTCCGTCAAATCTTGATAGATTAGCGTTACCTGAAGTTGTATCACCTTGCCATAAAGCAACCTCTAATTGAGCAGCAATTGTTTTTGCTTTCTTATCTGCAAATTCTTGCTCAAAAGGAATAGAATCATACATTGATCCTGTTGGTAATGCTTTTTGTAAGTACTTAGATTCTAAGTCTTTAGGACATAGAGCTTCGTTTACTTTAATTTTTCCAACTGTTACTGTTCTTTGAGTAAAAGTTGTAGAACCAGATGCGGTAAATCCGCAAGATCCACCTGCTTGGAAGATCGCGTCTGTGTCCATAATGTTGATAGTTTCTGCGCTTTTTACGCCTACCATTACGTTACCTGCGCTCTTAATTAAAGCTGCAGTCTTTGCACCTAATACAGAATCAGTTACCAATAAGGCTTCGTTTTGCTCTGTATAAGCGGCTAATGCGTCTACGTTAAATCCCATTTTATTTAATTTTTAGTGTTTAAAATTGCGTTTCTGTATTTTTCTAATCTTTGTTCTTTAATACCTTTTGTATTAACAAACTCATTAAAGCTATTTGGTTTTCTAATAGGATCTTCGCTTGGCGTATTTGAAAGTGCTTCAATCAATTCAGCTACTTGTGCAAATCCTTGCTTAATCTTATTTTCTAAATCCAAAACTTTTGCGTCAGATAAATTTTTAGCTTCAACTAATTCAGCAATCTTTGCTTCAAATTGTTCAGCCATTTCCTCCAACTTTTTATCTTTGTAATCTGCTCCTGCCTCAACTTCTGTGTCAACTTCTGGGCTTGCTTCTACTACTTTAGTTTCAATAGCGGTAATTTTTCCGTTCTCGTCTAAAGTAATTTCTGTTCCGTCCATTAATTCGTGATCACCTGCTGGTGCTGGTTGTCCTTCAATTGTTACTAATCCGCCAATCTCTAAAGCTGAAATCTCAACCTTAGTTCCGTCCATTAATGAATATTCTGCCATCTCAACCTTAGTCTCTTCAACATTAGGCTCAATAACTTCATCTTCCTTAACAGGCGCAGCGTTGTCCTCAAACAAAGCCTTAATTTTTAAAATTGCTTCCTGTGCGTTCATACTTTTTTTATTATATAGTTAAAAAATAAATAGTTTATCACTTAACCTGTGATAATATTTTTTTGATTGCATCAACCATAGACGCAACCTTGTTTACTTCCTTAGGTTTATAGGTGAATAACCCTTCTACGCTAAAGCCCATTATATCCCCGCTTTTAACCTTAGCCCAAGCCTCGTCATTATCTACAATCATAGATCCAAACCAACTGCCAACAGGTGCATCCTCAAAGCCTTTCATTGGCATAATACCGCGCGAAGGATCTGATATAAAACTTTCAAATAAGGTAACGCCCTCAAATTGTTGCTTAGAATCGTGCATTAAATTTACATTGCTTTGGAAGCCCTTTTTAAAAAACTTCTGTACAATCTTAAGAATAGTGTCCGAACTAAAAGCAACATAGTAATCGCCATAAGTAGCATCAGACCTAAAAATAGGCGTGTCAGCCAACATAATAGCACCCGAAATAATACGACGATCTTCATTTGTTACCTCAAATTTTTGGGTTTTATTAAATGCGTTCCAATTTCTTTGTATTGCTGGGCGATCTACTAATGCAATAAAATCAACTTGTGAATCATCATCTATGCTATCCGTAATGTCTAACATATAAATAGGTATCTCTGTATTCATATCTTTAAATAGTTTATTTGTGAATATTTATCGTTTAACTAAATCTTGCTCTTTGTCTTATGGCTGCCATTCTTTGCTGATTGCCTGTTACGTCTGTTTCAATAACGTAAGCCCTGACTGCCTGATTGCCTAAATCATTAATTGATTCCCTGCTTATATTTGTAGTTTGTGGCGTTGGTAATTGTGGAACAATAGGTGCTTGAGCCGTTGGTAAATTACCTCCTTGAACTCCGCCTCCGCTTCCTGATTTGAATTTAGATATAGAAGCAGCAGCAATAGTAGCAATAGAAGCAGCAGCTCCAATTTTTAATGTAGCTATCTTTTTTGTACCAATAGCAGCAGCAGCAGCAAAGGCTGGATTTGGAATACCTGGTGGCAAAATTGCAGGAATAGCAAGTGTATCAGCAGTTACTTCTGCAATAGCACCAGTAGTATTAGTTATAATTCTACCTATTTCTAAGGCTTTTGATATTGCAAAAATTATGTTTGCTAATTTCTCATTATCCCCTGCTAATGAAGATAATAAACCTAAACCTGATTGAGCTATTTGAAATTTAGCTTCTTGTAATTCTTGATCTGCTTTTAATTCTGCTTCCCTTTCTTGTTTTTTACTATCTGTTATTTCTTTTTCAAGATCCCTTTTTAAATTAGCATATTTAGTAATAATTTCTAATCTTTGGTTTTCGTCTAATTCTAAATTAGATAACTCAATTTCTTTCAGTTCTGCTAAATATGCCTCTTTATTAGCAAGTCTTTGTCGATCATTTTCATAATCATTATCTAATAAATCATTTTCATAATCAATATCAGTAATTAAATTCTGCATTTCTTGATAAGCTAATTCTCTTTTTTTATTAGCCCTTTCCTCATCAAGTTCCATTAACCTTTGCTGAAGCTCAGTATCAAACTTTTCGTATTCCTCTGCTGCTTTTATTTTAGCTTCGTTAGCTGCTATTAAATCTGCTTCCTCTTTTTTCCTTATAGCTTCATCATCAATGGCTTTTTGTTTTTTTCTTTTTGCCTCTTGATTATCTAAAATTTTAATTTCAGTATTTAAATCTGCTATTGATTGTAATTCCTCAGCAGTTGCACCTTTTATTAAACTTAATTGTTTTTGAATCCTATCTCTCTTAGCATCATATATTTGCTTTTCTTTGCCGTTTTGTGATTCTAATTCCTTAATAATTCTATCTGCTGACTTTATATAAGCATTCGTTGCCTCTGTTAATGCTTCTGCATTTCTTTTAGCCTGACTTGTTATACCTACAAAATCTGTAATTCCTTGAACAATTAATTTTACCTTATCAGCAAATTTGCCCAAATTTGGAAAAAGATCATTAATTACTTTTTTTACTTTTTCAAAATTAGCAATTAATAAACCTATTCCTACAACCAATGCGCCATAACCTGTTGCTATAATTGCAGTTCTTAATGTACTAAATGCAGCTACAACTTGAGTTTTAATAACTACTCCTAATAGTTTAAATGATTCAATACCTTGACCAATTGCCTGTATGCCCTGTGTAAGAGCTAATGCAGATTGAACTTTAACTAAAGTTTTTTCTAAGTCTTTTGATTCAGAACCAAATAAACCCATTGCCCCTTGAACTGCGGCGAATCCACCTGCGACACCTGACAAAGACGCGGTTAATGCTTTAAATTTTTCATCTGGATTAAATGTCTCAATTAATTTATTTGCATCTTGTATCGTATCTTTTATGCCTGCTGCTCTTTTTGCTGCTTCAATAGCTTGTACTGAATTAGCACCAAACTTATTGGATAATATTACAACTTCGTCTTGTGCTTGCTTTAATTGATCTTTAAGGGTTGCTAAAGATTGTTCGGCTTGGTTTGTATTGACGTTTACGTTTAAATCTAAATTCTCTGCCATTATAAAAAATATTTTGTTTCAATAACCTTTAATAAACTAATTTTTGTTGTCTTGTATTCCATTGGGTTAAACCCGTCAACCTTATTCAGCCTAAATAATACCCCGTCAATCCAATAAAACTTACTAAAATCTAAATTCATAATATCAACAGTATCTAATAAAGCCGAACAAGTTAATAGCTTTGAATCTTTGCTTGTTATTTCAGCTATGTATTCACTATGATACGCGTTAAATACATTAGTTGTAGGATAAGTTGTAGCACTAAATTGAATCTCAAAAGGCACGCCAAAGTTAATATCGTTTGTAGGCGTATATGGATCGTTTAAATGCCCACCATATCCATAGGTAGTAAGGGTATCAAGGACTGATAAACTATTTAATATATTATAACTCGTTCTGCCTGTTATCTTTTTAGCTTGCATAATCCTGATAACACTATCCATTGAATTTTCTTTTGTGTTATTATCAGATACTTTATAAATAGCAGGGTAAATTTTATCCGTACCTGTCTTTTGGTATAAAACACTTGGCGCAAATATTACATCAAGCGTATCTGTTTCTTTGCTAAAATCAAATTCAGTATCAAAAATCCTATCACCGTAACTTTCATTATATTTTTTAAAATAATTCTCATTATAAAAATCATTATCCTGTTTAAACTTATAATGGAAATATCTTGCATTTAATTCACTCATTGGCTTGATACTCAAAGGCTTAGCCCTATCTATCTTATTAGACCAATCTAAAGCCGTTGCACTTGTTTCTGGATAAAAATTAATATATGGTTTTATCATTATCTTTTTATCATCCCAAGTATCCTCATACACATATAAATTAAACATCTTTGTAATGCTTAAAAAAAAGTCTCTTTGAAATATACCTTTAGGGATTGTGTCATTAATAACTAATCCATCCCCATAGGCTACGTCAACAGGCACAGAAGATTCAGAAAAAAAAGATACTTCGCCCTCTGTTATCGTAACAGGTGGATCATCCCTATTCGGTGCAGTATTTGTAAATCTAAAACTTATCGCGTCATTTGTGTTTATCAATAATTCAAACTCCCCGCCTATTCCAACTCCGTCAGCAAAATTTAATTCATAAACGCTTACGCCATTTTTTAATATATAAAAAACTCCGCTTGTTGAATCTCCTGAAAATGAATAAATCATCTTTAAAGTTATAGAAGCTGCGCCTGTATAAGTAAATACGCTATTAGATGAACTTGCAACTAATCCTGATCCTGTTACTGTTGTAAACCTATAAAGGCTTGTTCCTGTTATTTCAAAGTCAGTAGTTCTTGTTGCTACAGGAAAGTTGCTTGTAGTCTTTGTTAAACTCTTTTGATTGTGCGGAATTATAAGTCTGTTAAATAATTCCTGATCGCCTGGCAATAAATCTAAAGTATATGTATAACTCGTTCCTGCAAATATCTTTTCTAAATACTCCGCTACATATAAGGCAGGACGAAAGGCTTTTACTTGAAAGTTAACTTTGTCTGTACTTACATTTCCGTAGTCAATTAATGGATAAAAGTAACCTGATCCTGGAACGCTATCCCAACTTGCTTTTATATTAGTTACATCATAAACGTGATCGTATGCGCTGAAATCTAAATCTGTCAATCTTTTATTTCCTAATGTAGTTATAAACCCGCCCAATTCCCCAAAGACAGAGCATTGATATTCAATCGTTTTATCATCAATTACAATTTCTAATATTCTTAAAGTCCCTTTAAATATTTGGATTTTATCAATAAATATTTTACAATTAGCTTGCTTTGAAGCATTAAAATTGTAGTTAACATTCGGTAAATTATTATCCGTATCATTTGCATTTGCTAAATCAAATATGAAGCCAAATATTTTATTGTTTGTAGCCGTACCTGTTATAGATATGGTTTTACTATACGAAGTGTTTTTACTACCAAAGTCGGTAATATCATCAATCGTATAAGTAAACTCGGTACTTATATCCTGTACTAAATCAAGTCTATAATCTTCTATGTATATTTCTGTACTAATCATTATCTAAATTGACTATTTGTATATTTACCAACTTCGATTCCTATTTCAAAATTAAATAGCCTATCGCTTACTTCTAATTTATACTCGTAGTTCGTATCTGCTATTGTTACAGGGAAATATGCACCTTGTACCTCCATATAACAAATAGTACTTGCAACTAATTGAGCAAGCCATTCGTAATCCTGTTGGCTAACCCAATCGCTTATTAGCTTGTATTTATCTGTATGCTGAATAGCGTAATTTAAAGTCGTTTCATTGTACCTATTGTAAGCATCATTGTTTTTCATCTGATTGCCTACTAACTGCCAATCATTGCGTCTATATGAAGCCCTCTTGAACTCGCTTGATCTTTTATTAACCAAAGCAAATTTCATAGTATCCCAACCGCCTAATCTATTAAGAAAGTGTAAATTGTATTGCTTAAACTTAGGATAGCACTTTTGAACAAACTTAAGTTTACGCGATTCTGCCACCCCTAATTTCAAATAAACATTATAGCCGTAGGTATTCTCTGTTATTAATGTCCTACCTGCGAAGGTATTAATATGCCCTGCTTGTAGGTTAAATAAATTCATCTGTCCTGTTAGCGTTACGCTTCCACTTGCCGTATCAATAACCGCACCGCTTTCGTTAATTACATCTATAAAAGCATTGTAAGATCCTGCAGTTATCTTTAGATAGGTAGCAAAAAAGTTATCGCCGTATTCTAATACAATGTTATTTGTATCCCTTTCCGTAAGCCAATCATCTGTGTAGTTTTCTAAAAGTAAATTATCATAGTAATCAGATAAAACCAAAGGCGTGTTATTATTGACAAATAGAATGTCCGCAAATAAAGGCGGGTAGTAGTTATAAGCACTTAAATTACCAGATGCTAAATTATAATTACTAATTGATCCTGACGCATTTAGATATTCCTCGCCTACTCTATATTGATAATCAACTTTAATCTTATCATTTGTAGCCACAAGAATTGAATTACCAGAAGGCTCAAAGTAGTTTTGAACATAAGCCCTAACCACAGGACTTGAATTGTAAATGCCATAGCTACCTTCTGCGCTCGGTGCTGGGTATATCTTTGTTCTGCTAACCTGTGCGCCATCTATGAATATATCATAAATAAACTTAAAGGAAGTTTCGCCTACATTTGTAGAACTTGCTACAAACCAAAGGTCGTCGTGCATACTGCTATAAGTTGCAGGACTACTTTCTATCGTTATTGCCATCTTTTATTTCGTTTGCTATTTGTTTAATTTTTATTTCAACATCAAATCCTAATGCTGCATTCATAATCTTTTGAAAATCTGCTCCAAAAACAGTATCCCTTGCCTTATCAAAATACCTCGTAGATCTTAAACCCTTAGTATGTATTGATCTTGCTATTGCCGCTGCTAAACTCTTTTTGCTATCACTTCCCTTTAATTCAACCCCAAGTTTGCTATATTTTTTTACTGCAACTGTTTTTAGTTTATTATATTTAAGCCACCCGTCTACAACCGATATAGGTAATGACTTTTTGTTGCTTTTAAAAGCGTATGGCGTTTTGCCGTCTGCCTTTATGTTTTTGGTTCCCTTTACACCTTGATTGACAAAATCCCAATACTTAGACGCAGGCTCACTTTTAGGGTAACCCATTGACAATGTGTAAATAGTTCCAAACTTAGTAACCTGAAATCTAATGTCAGCTATATTACCCGAAGCAATAGAATTATTTGCGTTTAGATTATCAATAGCTTGTTTTTGAAAGTCTGCGCCATATTTAAGCAATATTGCTTCAATAACAGGTAAACCTTCGGTGGTAGTTTTCTCCTCTCCTAATGTTTCTAAAAAACCATCTGCTATCGCTTTTGCCTGTGCTTGACTAATACTCATATCTTTAAATAGATAAATGGCTTAAATATACCGCACAAAAAACCCCCACCATATAGGCAGGGGTAAACCACAAATCTATAAACTCCTATGTAACTCTCTATCGTAATCCGCTTTTGCTTTTAAATAAGATAATGTATTTAAAGCCTCTATTGTTGATCTGATATAAACTTCCTCAACTCTGATATTTTCGTGGTCGGCAATAAGTTTGGCTGAATAATGCCATCCAAAATACTGCATAAATCTGTTACCACTTGGCTGCATTGGGCTTTCGTCTGCCCCGTCATCATCATTTTGGTCACCAAATAATCCCTTGTAACTTCGATCCAATTTCTGTATACTTGATAAAAAAAAACCAACGAAAAATAAACGTCTTGAAAATTAGCTTGTAAAATATCCTCCGCATAATCTTCGTGCTTCGCTGCGTCGTACTTATCATCAACCCATAAGCCAAGCCAATTTCTTTTCTGTGGCATAACCATTGTAGCACCTAACTTATGCAGGTTGCCGTATATATCCCCTACAAATGCTTTGCTTTCTACATACCTTCCGAATGGCATTTTATTAATATCATAAATAGGTCGGTATCTTCTGCCATTTACTTTTATGATCTTTACAGGTTTACCTTCTGGCAAACTATTTAAAAAATCACACTCTTTTAGCTTTGCCTTGTATTCTGCTTGGGTTAAGCTATCAATCTGGTTTTCAGTCATATTGTAAACAATGCCGATAAGTTTAAACGACTTTTCTATTTCGTCGTCTTGCTTATTTGCAAGGGTTTTTACAATATTCTGATATTGCCAAACGCTAATGTTATTCCATTTCATAGCACGAAGTTACTAAAAGTTCCTCAATATCATCATCCGATTCTAAGATTTCGTCAATCTTATTTAATACGTCTGCGCAAGTAAAGGGCTGCCCTGTCTTGCATTGCTGATCCACCCAATCCCTAAGGTCAATTAATTGTTTCATATTGTTTTAGTTTAATCAATCCATTTGCCGTGCGTTCTTAGATGCCAAAACCTATGCTTTAATACATCAATAACTAAAGCAAAAAAAGTATCAGCTTCGTAAGTACCTGCATTGCAGATTAGTTTAAATTTTGGTTTCATAGTATAAATTTTTTTAGTCCGTTTGCGCTTGTCATTATTGCCTCCGCCCTTTGTGTAAGGCTTTCAATCTGGTTTAGTAATTCCGCCTTATCCTTTGTGCAATAGTATCCGTTTGATGTACCCATAACAGGAAGTATGCCTTCGGATCTTATAAAGTTAATTATCTTCCTTAATCTTGGCTCGCTAAATAGCTTGATGCCGTACCTGTCTCTATTTTCGTTTATTGCGTTTACAATATCCGCACCCTTAATAGGATTATCTTTAGTCTTAGTGTTTAAGCCTTTGATTATTATAGGGACAAGTTTCTTTTCGTCCTCTGTTAATTCCTTTGTGATTTCCTCAAAGTTAGTTATCATATTATAGGTTTTAAGAAACGTCTGCTATTGCTAAATTAATCATTTTTAATTGAATCCTTAACTCTTTATTTTCTTTTTCTTTTAAGCCTAATTCCTTTTCAATCTTTGCAATCCTTTCTATAAGTAGCTCATTTTCAAGACGAAGCATATATTCTTGCCCCATTAAATAATTGTTCTTTGTCATAAAATAGATTTAAAATAACCACCCCAAGTTTGACTAATTACTATCAGGTTATTAATATTTGAAATGAGGTGGTCAAGATTTATAATTTGTTTAATTTTTCTTGTTCGATTTTAGCATCTGTATCTTCCTCCTCCTCGTCCTCCTCCTCCCAATCGCAATGCTCTAAGCAGTCAGGACAAATGTCAATTTCGTAAAAATTAGTATGTGCGCCACAGCAAGTTGAATAAGGCATAGTTATATCATTTTTTCTTTTATACATTTGCTACAATACCATAACTGATGACCACTGCCCTTACTTGTATAATATAATTGGTAAGTATGGCCTTTAAGCGAGCAAATAAATTCCTTCCAAAACTTTTGATATTTCCATTTTCGTAAATACCTTTTTAATTCTTTTTGTTCTTGTGTCATAGATTTTCTATTAAAGCCGTTAATAATAAAGCACCGCCCATAATATACCAGAACCATTTTGCGGATAGGCTTTCCGCTTTGTATTGCTCGTTTCTTTTTTCTTGTAAGGTTTTTAATCTGTTCATATTGGTTTGTTTTTGGTTTTGTTATACAAATATACACCTTTTAAACATATTCTATACATTTAAGGTACTTTTTTTTGTAAAAATTATGTTAAAATCTATAAACCTTTAAAAATCAAATAGTTGTGGTTTTATCAATCACAAAGAAGCCGTTTATCAATCAATAAGCCTAAGCAAAGGCGTAACGCCCTGATCCCCTTTTATAGTTAAAGTTCTGCCAAGCTAAAGCCAATGCCATAACGCAATCGTCGTGGAATCCCGAAGGCGCAGAATAGCGTACCCCGTTAGCCGTAAACTGATATTCAAATATATCTAATTCGTCAACAATAACTCCTTCTGGATAGCTTATCTTGCCCTGTTGTATTGCCTGTGCCAAGCCCTCCATTAGTTGCTGCTTTGATTGACTTGTAAACTTTAAACCTTCTATATTTATTCCTTCTCTTTTTAAGTCCTCAAGGATAGGATCACCTACACCCGTGCTATCTGCTAATATAGGCGCAATAGGAAGCCTTCTTATTGTTTCCTTAGTATTATGCCAATCCATTTGAAAGCGGTCAAAATAAGCCACATTGCCGCTACTATCAAGCCCTATGATAACAGTGAAGTCAACTGACTTAGCAAGGTCAATTCCATAAGCTACGATTTGCTGACTTGATATAGGACGAATGCAGTTTTTTATATAGGCGTTCCCAAAAGGGTTGGCACTATTCTCGGAAGGGT